ATTCTTGGTAGACTCTCTCCAACAGAACCACATCCATTTTGCAATAGTCCACCATCTTCTGGAGGCTCTTCCTGCACTTGTCTAGGACAACAGCCTTCCACAGGCTGAATCCTCCGGTGTCCATTTTGCCTCCAAAGCCCAAGAACTTGGCGATGTAGTCCAGCTTGTTGCTGTTAAAAAGGAATTGGTTTCGGGCTACCTTGAGGGTGTCCAGCGTTGTGTAGTTGGGATACATCGGGATTCGGTGGTAGAGGCACCTTGTCTTGATCCACTTCAAATCAAAGCGGTCTCCGTTGTGGCCAATGGCTTCGTCAGCCGAATTAAGCACCCCGCTAAAATCCCGCAGCATCTTCTTGTCACACTGCTTGCGATCCCAAGTAAGGCTATGGACCTCCTCGTCCCCCTCCCACTTGTAGCAGATGCAGATGATGGCCCGTTCCTCCAAGATGTTATCATGGGGGATGGAGAGCTTGAAGCCTGTGCGCCAAGCCAACACCACGTTGGGTGAGGTTTCGATGTCGAAGAAAAGTCTTCGTTTGTTGGGTTGCTGCGGGTTCTTCATAAGATTATTCTATGTCTCTAACCATGGCGAGGGTACGGATATACCCCACGCTATCGACTAGGTTGTCTACTGTGGGCTTGTTTAGGTCTCTACCTATCTTTAGAAGAACCATCATCCAAGCCACATCCTCAATGGAGATTTCTGTTTCGGGATTTTTGCGGTTGATTAGGTAGGCATTCCAGAGATCGGCAATTCGCCGGAAGTTGTCCTTGGGGTGGCCGTAGTCCTTTTGTCTGTCGCTGGAGGTCAGGCGTTTGGCCGTATCCAAGATCGACTCCTTGCCGTACTCCACCATAGAAGGATAGAGGTAAACCTTCTTGCCCAACCACTGAGCCACTGCCAGTTCCGCCTTGGCTCCCTTGGACTTCTCCCATTCGGGAAGTAAGACGATTCCATCAGAGGCTATTACGGCCTCCAGATCGCGCTGTGCGGCCTTTTTAAGGAATTCGGGGTCCATCACCCCTTGGTGGGGGTCTAGCCCCAATTCCTCGTCCATTCTGGCCGGATTGATCACATCGTACATCATGGCCATTAAATGGGTTTCGGCCTTGAAGAAGGCGGGGTGGTTTAGGTCTTCGATCCCAGTCATGGGACCACAGATGTAAACAGTCATTGTTGTTGTATTGGTTTTAGTCAAAGTGGAGACAGTACTCTGTCCTCATTTGATTAAGTGTTTCGTAAAGTTTTTCCACAGTAGCTGTATCCCAATCGGGATCAGTAGAATGGCGAAGATGAGAACGAAGATGATTAGCAAGCCCATCAAGAACAAAAAGAAGATCCCCTGCTTTACAAGCCAAGTCAAATTCCGGCTGCTCTTCGGGGAGTTGAAAGGAGAGGGTTCCATTAGCCATCTTTGATTACCTTTTTGAGGTCTCCATCATCAAGGTCATCGTCATCCTCTTCTTCCTGACCGTAGAGGATATCGTGGATGTTGGCAACAATTCCTTCGACTGCGTATTCGTTACCGAATTTGATAAAAGCATTCTTGGTAGTAGGCCCATCCTGAAAGGTGGCGACAACCATGCCGGATTCAAAGTACTCAACAAGCTCCCTAGCCAGACGGTCCAACACCTTCTGCATCTCTGGAGAGTGGTCGGCCATCCTATTGCTGTTCCTTGCATTCTTTGCATATCCGAATAACTCCGACACCATGGATAGCAATTTGTTCAATCTTTTCTGACCCACAGAAGTAGCATGGCTCGTTAGGTGGGCGTTTGGGCCTTTTATTTTCCTTCTTCTTTTTCATCGTCTTTGAGTCTCTTTAGGAGTCTTTCAATAAACACCCCATACTGCTTTGGTGCAATATCATTCTTTCGGGGTCCGCTGACCATGCGGTGGTCCAAGACCATGGAGACTGGAATGTCCCACTTCTTCATGCGGGGAACGATGTAGTCCAAGGCTGATTCAATGGCGTCCTCCCCCAAGGGATAGGTGTAGGTGTCTCCCTCCCAACTTACCCCGATAGACCAGCTATTAAGGTCTCCCCGCCCTTTCCACTTGCTTATTCCAGCATGCCACATCCTCTCGTTGTCGTTTCCAAAGATGGCCCTCTTTCCATCACGGGCAATGAGGCAATGGTAGGAAACCTTACTTTCTGGACTGCGAATCCAGCTTACCCCACCATTCCAGCCTCCCCCACTATGATGTAACAAGATGGCTTCTGGCTTTATTTTTCTTTGGCTTTTGTTCGGGGTTTCGGCCCTTACCTCTGGATAGCTCTTCTTGGTGGGAGGATCTTGATCTGAGTTCTTCTTGTACGGCAAGGAGGTGTTCGGCAAGGATGACGCTTGGCCACTCTTGGATCTCCCTGCAAAAAGATTTAAGATCCATTGCCACATTTGGGGCAGGCTACCAACGACAGACCCGTTTACCAATATCCCAATTCCTAAAAATCCGTTCCACCTCTGATTCGGAAGAACTGGGTAATCTTTCCGTTTTTGTAGGATAATTTGATCCCGATTTTGATTGAGGAGATAAGGCGTACAAAGAAATTTCTGCGATCTTTTTCAGGCGGGGTTTTGACGAGGATTGCTTTGAGTAGTTCATGGGAAAGTCTCACTTGCTCTTACGGCGCACTGGCTTTTTAACGGCAATGGCGCGGCGAACCTCAGTGTAGGTCAACGGCCCCGCAACCCCATCAACATCGGTATTGACCAAGGCTTGGATCTTCTTGATCCCATTGACATTGACCTTGTTGGTGAAGTAGTTGACCAAGGAAAGGATAAGGGCAACCAAGAATCCCGTAAGACTAACCTGATCGACAGACTCAGCCAGCTTGGGGTCCACCATGGCGAGTTGGGCAACAATAGACCCAACCACAACAGCAATGACTGGGGTGATTACCCCACCCATTTTACTGACTAGAAAAGCTAGGATGCGGTCTTTCATTAGGAATCGATCTTGGTGCGCTGCACGGCTGATTCAACAGTAAAGCGAATGAGGGACTCGGAGGCAGAAACCCCCAGCTTCTTGGCTTCGGAAGTCAGTTTCTTGACTGCGGCCTCCCGCTTCTCGCTACCCGTCTTTTTGGTTTCGGCCAAAGATTGGACAATCTCCAAAGCAATAGGAAGTAGGAGCGCAACAGAAGAAGAGGCTATCTCCTTGAGGATAGGGAGGTAGAAGTTAAAGACGGAGATGGTGATCCCCCAGATTTTGGCGAGTAGTGATTTCATTGGTTATAAAGCTAGACTAGAACCCCTTGGCTTGCAAGACATCTTCGATTCTTTTTGTGCGCTCATCAATACGGGCTAGGGTTTCATTGCGGACAACGGCCTCTTTTTGGATTAATTCAATTCGGGCATCCTGCTTGGCGTCATTAGATTGAACCGCTCTTACTTGTTCCGGCAAAACTATCCAGCCATTGAGGGCAGCTAATACAGCAATGAGAAGCCCGACTCCCGCAATCAACTCACTCATAGTGAGTTTTACCCCTCGTTCATTACGAACCGTTTCTATGCTCACGGCATCCCCTCCACCACAGGCGTCAGCCTCGCCAATTCCTCCGCGCTCAACTCCGCGACTCCCGCAATGTCGCCACGGTCAAAGGCAGCGGCGAGGTCGCTCTGCCACAAGCAGGTAAAGGCCACGCGGCCATCGGTCAGCGGTTGGCCCGTGATCGTGCCTTTATGGAGCGAGGCGGCACGGATGCGCGTCTGTGCGCTGTCGTCCCAATGACCGCCGATGGTTGTTATGCTTTCCGCGCCGTCTTGGAGGGCTTCGCCGTATTGAGCGAGAAGCGCAGGGAAAAGTGTGGCCACGGCTTCGGGAGCAAGCGCGATGGTGCGGCTGGTTAGTTCGTAGCTCATAAAGTTGCCAACAATGGTATCAACGCTTCATGCTGTTGCTGTGTGGTGTTATAGACGGCGACAACTGCGCGTATTTTCCCAGTGAAAGAATCTGCCCCTCCTCGCCCTCCAATAAATGTTGTTGCGCTAGTCGCGTTGAAGGCGCTTGCTGGGATGCTGGCGGTTGTGCTGTTGTTTAGAACTGACTCGCGGTAGATGCGAATGTGCGTTGATGGCTGAAAGTGGGCGCTTAAAACTTCATTAACGGACGCATTTGAAAATGAAGTCGATGGGCCTTCGTTTAAGCCAGTCGGACTAACGCGAAACCCAGAAGCCGTTGGAGTCCCAAAGAACCAAGAACGATTGTTGGAAGTATTCCAACGCGCAGCAATGGCTCTTGGTGTCGCGGATACTGCCGCTTCGGCCTTTGCCAAAATAGAAAAGGGCTCTGACGTAAAGTTTAAGGCATTGCCAATGTTGATTTCTTGAGAAGACGCGCCATCAAACGTAATCCCATCCACCCCCCAAGTCGGCCCATTGACCAACGTCCCGTTAAACGTCCCAAGCCCACCCAGCGAAAACGCCGTGGCTCCACTCCCATAGTTCTGCGAACTCCGCAACGGCCAGCACACCATCGAGTTCCACAAGCCCAAGTCATTGACGCCTGCCGCGAAGTCGCGGATCTGCTTGCGGGGTAGCGGGTCGGTTATGTTGCAGACGTTAAGATAACCTTGAACGTCCAACTCCCATTTGTTTGGCGTGATCGTCATGGCTAGATGCTTTCTATTGCCGCCCATGCTGCGAGCAGGCCGTCCCGCAGTTCGGTGGGCAGGGCTTCGCTGGAGAATACTACGGAGCGTGAACCAGCGGCGGCGTGGGCGGTCACGGCGGCGGACAACTTTGCGCGGGTTGAAGTCACAACTTGTGACTCCACACCTTCGGCGTCCACCGTTGTCTCGTAGTCGCTGTGCGTGCCGTCTGGCTCAATGAACACTTGGCCGACTGTCTCGCCTTCGGTCAGTTGGGACTGGAGCCATGCCAGCAGGGTCTGCGCGGTGACGGTCAGTTCGCCGTCAAGCGGGATGGCGGTGGTGGTGGCGTAGTCGCCGGACTGCGCGTAGCGGGTTAGCTGGTTGTTGGAGAGGAGGAGCTTCATGGTTCGTATTGTATGTAGGCAGCGCGGTATCCAATGCGGACCAAATCGGCGGCAGCCGCGTTTGTCGCTGAAGCGGCCTCAATAGCAAAATGCCGCCCTCCGTAAGCGCTAGCGCCCCAAACCACATTGGTCTGGAATGATGGTGTTGCGGCAAGCCGAGATCCTTGGCCATTATTGATCCAAAACTTAATGTTGCCGTTTGTCTCTTGCCGGAGTCGCAT